GTTAATCCTGTCTTGTTTCCATTTGCTAAAGCGTTTTTAAGTTCAACATGATTGCCATCTAATGTTGCCACTTCAATAAGAGGGCGTACAAGAGTTTCTCTTAAATCTTTTTTAGCCGCCTCCATTTTAGGGGCAGTCATTCCAGATGCCTCAATGCTTCTTACTGTATCGTTGTAAAATTCTATAGATGCGTTGACGTTAGACAGCACTGCTTGAGGCGCAGACATAGCATTTGGCGCAGCAATCATTTCATCTGAGAAAAATGAATCATAAGCTCCTTTAAGAAGGCCAGCATCTTGCGCGTCTAAAGAATTAGCAAAGCTTGCTTCAAAGTTTTCTGCATAGCTAGATGCTTGCGCTTTTGCAGCAGCTTGTTGCAACCTTAATACTTGATCGTAGTCGGAAGCAGCACCATTTAACTGTGCTATAACAGAGCTTTTATTAGAGGCGCTAATTAATTTCCCAGATATTTGCTCGCCATTATCATCATCCATACTACGAAGAACATCAAAAGCTAAATTACCAACCGTTATATCTGTAGCTAAATCATGTCTTTGCATTCTTATAGCTTGAATTAACTCAGTTCTTTGAATCGGAGTTAAGTCTTTCATTTTAGGAATTAAATAAGCTGATGCTATAGCACCATTAAAATTTTCTCTAGCTTCAAAAACATCATTAACACCAATTGGAAGCTCTGCAACTCTACCGTCATCTAAGTTTTCTAAAGCAGCATCTCTTAATGCTATAGCTCCGCTAATATTATAAGAGGCTACACTTGTTGCTTCATTAAGATAAATCTGAGTATTTTTTAAAATTAGCTCATAAGTATTTTGCCTAGCTCTAGTTCTTTGCGCGTCTTTAAGATTAAGTTCTGTAAGCTCACCGTAAACACCACCAGTCTCAACAATAAACTGTCGGTATCTGCCCTCTGAATTTTTAGCAAGCTCAGTAACGTAATTATCAAAGTTCTTTCTGTAAGCCACAGGATTAAGATCATACTTAATCGCAAGATCTTTAGCCTTTGCCTTAATGTCCTGCTCAATAATATTTGTAAAACGTTGATTGGCAACCTTTTCATATGACTGCCTTGCTATAGACCCAAAGCCCTCTGGTGATTTAAGGGCAGTGGGTTTTCCAGTAACAGGATCAATAGATTTAAACTCAGCAACAGCAACAGATAGCGCGCTTTCTTCGCCAGCCTTTTGAGCTTTGTCAGAGGCAACACGAAATGCTTCTTCACGAATTATATTGCCAGTGCGCTCTAATGCCCTGCCAATTTCTCCAGCGCCAGTATCAAAGTTTGTTTTAACTCCAATAGGTTGATTTAAAACCTGTCCAGTTCTTCTAATAACAGCCATTAGAATGCGCCTCCACTGCTAGCAGTGCGTTGAGCCTGTGCAATGCCATAGGCAAGCGTTGTCATAGCATTAAGCCTACCAGCTACTAAACTATTCTTAGCGCGTTCATTTTCTACAAGTGCAGCAGTTGCGCGACTACTTGCTTCCATTGAAGCTTGAAAACCTATTCTGGATATATCCTGACGCATTGGCTCCTTTTCACGATTAAGAAAAGCCTCTACGCTCATGTCACCGCCAACATCTCTGTTAAATGCAAAGTAAGCTTCATTAGCCGCAAGATCATCAAAGTATTGCTCTTGCCTTGCTGTTTGCTGTTGCCTTGCTTGTATTTTCCCAACCTCACGGTCAATTTTCATTTGACGTGCACGTTGTTTTGCAGCATTGGCTTGCGCCTCCGCTTGCTGCATTTGACCTTGTGCGCTAAGAATTGCTCCAAATATTTGAAAGATCATTAGAATACAAGCTCCGCTATAATTCCATTTACTTGCATAGATAATGGTGCAGACTGTGTAATCTCTACTTGAGGATCACGATTGTACCCCATTAATCTAAACTCTTTTTTACCAGTAAACGGCGATAACTGTTGTGACAAGTCATCTGTTACTTGTCTAATTACTAGATTGGTTCCATTTACACTTGCTGATAGCGTAGTATTCAAGTCAACAATAACGCTTGCAAGACTGCGTGGCTGACCAGTAATAGGGCCATTGCCAGCTTGCACATCTATTGGATTAGTCTTGAGGTTGACGTTAAACTTATATCCAATCTCAACGCTTGTTAGCGTGTTATCAATTGAAGAAACATCTACATTCCCAGACGCAACAGTAAACTCGCCAACATAGTTATTTCCGCTAATAACATTAACAACAGCACCGTTGGCAAAATCGGCAGACACATCAAAAACACCAGCCGTGCCAGTATATGTTCCCGACATATCTGTATTGTAGGTAGAATCAAATTCGCAAAGGTGGATCTTTTGAGTTCCCGCGCCAGTATTAAAAACAACATTAGCAAACACTCTATCATCTACAGTTACACAGGAATGAAACTTGCCTTGGCTTGTAAACTCAGCCCAGCCAGCGCGTTGCTCTCCCCTATTGGAATTAAATACTGCCATTGTGCCATCAGCATTAATAACAAACACATAGCTCTCAGAGCGATCTATAGCACCGTAGAGCGTGTTCATCTCAACAGGCGTCTTGATTAGGTGTGAAGACAAAGAGGATATTGGTACAGCCGTATATGCGGCCTCAGCATCAGAGAACAAATACTCTCTTACAATTGCGCCGCCCTTCTGAACAAATAGCGTTGCACCATCAAGAGATTGAGGGCGAACAAAATCTACACCAAACGGTGTTTGCCTTCTTATCTGTGCGTTAGTCGGCGTTAAAGGCTGATTGGTGAAAGCTGGAACATACATTTCAGATGTGCTGGTAAACACTTGCAAGTCACGATTAGAAACAATGTGACGGATTTGGTTTACCTCACCAACGCTTGCAGTCAGATGAATAGAATCATTATCTCGCGCTTCATACACATTAAAGTTGTAATATGACGCTGATTTACTAAACCAAATACTATCTGGCTGCGCTAGTGTTCCAGCAAATACCAATCTGTTTTGATGAAATGTAATTGCAGAAGGATAGCCACGAAGAGCAGAATAAGACTGCTCTGACCAAATTGCAGTGGGCGCATGAGTTTCTATCTTAGGTGTACCGCCACCATCAACAGATTCATTTGCATTAGCGCCAGCAGCAAAGATAAATCTATCATCGTCAAGAATAGAAGCTACAGTTCTTGTGCCATTAATCTGATTGCTAGATATACCGCCAACAGTTCCAGCATGAGAAACAACGATACTATCGTTTACCTTCATGCCGTGATTTACAAAAGTAACTTCAATATCTGCGCTGCCTTCAGTCGTTCTAAAAGCATTTGGATCAAGATGTGTTTCTAACTTATCTTGCACTGTGCCAGTTGCTTGAGTTGTTGACTGCACAGAAGTAATTTCTATTTCAGAGTTTCTGTATTTTAATGTGATGCCAACATGCAGAGAGTTAGGATAATTGCCGCCTGATTGACTGCCAGTTATATCAAAATAAGCAGAGCTTGTTGTAAGCGTAACACCAGTTCCAGTTGATGCTGACGGATCTAACGTAATATCAATAGGATGAAAGCTATAATATGGCTGATAAATTTCAGTAGTGTCCGACTTTACATCAAAGATAAAGGTTTCTACTTGAAACGTAGTTAATCCAGTACGCACAATTTGTTGCGGCATAAATGTAGGATGGCATATAAACATCACATCGCCAGCTTGAGCGTAAGTAAACTCATGCATATAGGTGTGAGTAAACTTTAGCGCATCACTGTTTGTGTCCTGTGTAATAGTTTGAATTAAAGAAACAGCCCCAGTAGATGCATTGATCTGAAAGATCCTCAGCTTTTGATGCTCCATAGATATAATATAGCGCTCATCATCGGAGAAGATAAAAGGCAGCAAGCGAGATTGCTGTACCTTTGTGGCGTCATAGGTAGTGTCAAACGCGTAGATGTTTTGCAAACCAGCGCGTTTAATAACACCGCCTTCAGCGCGTAAGAATAAGTTTTCAACTCTTTGCGCCGATGCTGTATATACAGCTGTATCAGTTCTTGAATACAACGATGGGCTAACTTCACCAAACTGGAAGTTAGTTATGGGTACTCTTACTTTCTGCATTAGCTACGCCTTTGCGAGACAAAACGTGTTGTCAAAAGCTTTCTTGTTGTCTGTTGCTGTGCGTCTAGGTTTCTGGCTTTAATCATAGCCATCTGACCTTTTTGCTCCATTAAAGATGACAGACTAGCATCTCGCGCAAGCGCTACAGCAAACACAGCAGCAAGCTCATACTCTACTGCCATTACAAAGTATGAAGGCCAATCAACTTCTTCAGCCCTAAATGTGTAGTCAAGTATTAATGTTTCGTTTGACGTAGCGTCACAAAAAACTTTATTACCGTAGGTCTGATATTCAATTGGACTATCGTTAATTGTAACCGCATGAACCATTAGAGAATCGGACGGAAGCTGATAGGCAGCATCATAACGTCCTGTTGGTGTATCTGATAATCTATTTAAAACTGATTGATTGGTCGCAAAGCGCCACCTACAGTTTACCAATGAAGACCTAGCAACGTCTTCATACATATTGGAAGCAACAAGCGCTTCATTGTTCCCATCATCAAAAGATGTAATTGGCTCTGCACCTATTAAGATAAGAGCGCGGCTTGATACATCTACCGCTGAGTTTGCTGAAGTACTTGTTACTGCCATGTAAAAGTATGGGGGCTTTCGCCCCCACCCCTATTAATCGCCGTCAGTTTCAACGATGGCGGTGCCATCTGAAACATCAACAACTGAGCCAGTGTTTGATAACACATTAACAAAGTGTGTTGTTGGCGTGTTTGTGTCTACACAAATAACTACGTCACGAACTGCAAGCATGTTTGCCGCATCGTTAAAATAGCCAGCAGTATTTACCGCAGCGATTGCATCCGCTGAAGTGTAGAACCAGAGAGAGCCATTAGACGCACCAGCAAGGCGAGTCAGATTTGCTGCATTATAAGCCATGTTCAGACCCCTTATGAGTTGTTATCTAAGAGTTCATAGATACCGTTGTCATCAATAACAACAGAACCCATAGACATCATAGATGTTGCAAGGTGAGAAACTTTCTCAGGAACATAGTTGATCTCAGTTGAGACATCAGAGTTGATGCCCAAACCAATCGCAGTTGTGTGGTAACACATGCTCTTACCAGCAGCGACAGCAGATGTTGAAAAAATCTTGAAGCCCAAGAATTCTTTCATTGTCATGCCGCCAGCGTATGGCAAGTTCTGCTCTCCAACAAAGTCAGAAGAAGCAAACTCTGTGATTGCAAACAAGTCAGCATAACCCTTTGGATGCATAGCAATATAGCGCTGTCCATCTTCTGGAAGATCTGCTGATCCAAATGTTTCAAATACAGACAGTAGGTCTGCTTTTTCAACAGCTGAACTTGTATTGTGGATTTGAGTTGAGTTTGCACCCGCGTCCATTGCCGTAATCAGAATGCTATCAGTTTTGCGACCAAGTGCGGCTGCGGCTGATTGCGCAACAGCTTGACGCTCATTGATGTTGATCTTTAACTCATCAAGTTTATCAAGATATTCTGCTGCATAGTAATCTGACATTGTTGCCTCAACAGTAGTGTGAGCCAATTCCATCGGAGTTACATTGCCGTTGCGTGACTTAGTGCTTGCTTCAGCGGTTCCAATTTTTTGGAAACGTACAGTCGAACCAGTTACATTGGCAGTCCGTACAGTATTACGCAGTTTGGAACCCATACGCTGATACGCCATATGCACATCGGATTCAAACTGCTTGATGAAGGCTTGGTCAATAGTATTAGCCATTTCAAGAAGTCCTTTTTAAGGTTGCATTTGGTATCGTGGGTGTCCGTTTATCACTTCAATGCAGGTGTCCTAACGGGCTGCTCAGTGCATTACGGGCCTTGATGTTTCATGTGAAACATTTTTTTTACTAAAATTGCAACGTACAAATTCAACATAATCGTGATTATTTGATGTTTGTACCCCGATAGCTTCAAATCCAAGCCATGTTGCCCACTGAATCATAGCTTCATTCTTAGCCAAAACAGTCATAGACATATTCATTTCGCTTTGATCAAAGAAGCTCATGAGCATTTTTGAACCTCTAGCTAACAGCTTAAAGTTATCTTTAACCTTATCTGAGAACAGAGCAAACATTTGGGGAAACTCAGTATCACCATTGCTATAGAGAATGCCACCAACAAATATAAGTGGCTTGCCAGTGCGCCGCACAACGTAAGCTTGCGCTGTTTCGCTTATAACATTGAAGACTTCATCAAGATCTGTATGCCCTAGCATAGCAAGCTCTTCTTTGTTTTCATCAGATAGATTTTCTTTAAACTCTTCCCGATGAAATAATTTAAGGGGCGTCATGTAGTAATCGCCCCTTGTTAGTATTTTTACCTCATCATCCATACAGACGCTTAAAGCCTTCATCTACTTGCTTAACAAAATGAGAGTCGCGTTTCGATGCATTCCAATAACGCTCATCTTTCATCATTTCCTCTAAACTTTGTTGTGTTATCTGAGATGATGGCTGCGCGTCTGTTGTTGGTGACGGATCTCTAGTCGCTTCCATTATCGCCTCAAGGGCAATAATACCGTCTGCTGTTTCACACATGCGTTCAATTGCTGGCAATGCATCTGCAGGAAAAAATTGATTAGCAAACAAAGAAGCGGCCTCAATGCGCTGATTAGCATTGTCACCAAGCCTTTCGGCTTCAGCCTCAAGATCTGGCCCATCACCAAATGCCTTGGCGTACATTTCAATGCCTTCTTGAAACTCGTCTTGGCTCATGCCGCTTTCAAACGCGTGAGTAGACCACCAATCAAGAAGATCATTATCAACAGAGCTATCTTCATCAATAATATCAGGCAGTACATACTCGCCTTTAGATGCTGGTCTATTCTCAAAAGCCTTTTCTTGAATCTCTTGCATCATCTGCTCACGAATAGATTCTTCTTTAGCTCCAAGCTTAGAAGATAATTCGCTGTAAGATTTTGCTAGATCTTCGCCAGTGTTAAACTTTTCTGGTAGCCACTCAGGTCTTTCTGGCGCTGGCTCAGAGTTTTCTGGTGCTGTGCCATACGCACCGCCTTCTTGAATCAAACTTTCTTCAGACATCTTTTTTAATCCTATGTGCGTGTTCTACTCGTCTTTCAATCAAGCCAACTAAATAACGCTGGCCTTCCATGTGACGCAACTCATCACCAGTAACATTAGGGCCGTATACGCTTTCAATAGTAATAGAACGCAAATAGCGCAGTACTTCTTTACCCGTTGGGCTAGAGAAGATCTGCGCTATGTTTTGACTAATCTGTTGATCCTTTTGCTTAGGACGCATTATTCCATCTAACGGAACGTATGCAGATTGTTTACTCAAGCGGAACCTCTTGCTGTTGCTGTTGCATTTGCTGCATCATTGCAACTATCTGCTTACGCTCTTCTTCATCACGAATCAAGGAGTCAGGTACACCAAACTTTTTAGCAAGATGTGCAGCAGTCTCTTCTGAGTTAATTAACACCATTGCCATCTCTGGGCCAAAGGTTCCATTAACTAACTCTAAGAAGCGAGCAATCGAAGAGATGTCTTGGTTTGCTTGCGCTTGTGCTAGTGGAGATACAGACTTTACTTTGACTTCTCTGCCGTTGACCGTTGGAACTTCAATACGACCCTGTTTTTTGAGTATATAAATAACCCTTTGCAGTACCGGCTGAACAAGTTCGGCTTGTAACCTTCCAAACGCAGAACCAATGCGGCGAGACAAATCTGCCATGCGTTCTGCCACCTCGGTAGCGGAGGCTGGAGTCCTATCTGGGTTGCCCAGCATATCATTGTATAATGCGCGTTTGATATTGAGGCGCATGTCCGAGAGTATAAGTTGTGCGACATTAAAATCCCCTGCGGCTTGTATGGGCTGCAACCCCGCAGAACCCATAGCTTTTGGTATGATCGACCCCGGAACCAAATTAATTGTATCAGGATTAATTACACCATCATCCTCCATTTGATACACGCCAGATATTGCCATCTGCGCGTTCTCAAGGATGAGTTCTACTGTTAGGTTAGTTGTTTTAATTGCGCTAAGCGCATTGATAAGTGGGCCTCTGCCATAGACTTCACCAGCGCACTTAGACCATCGAAAGCAAATAAAAGGATTAGATCCGATACCTT